GGAGAGGATGATCAGCCTATCAAAATTCACCTTAAAAAAGCTCTGATTGGTTTCGGCAAGCCGGGCTGGCAACGCCGACTCGAAAAAGCCATTCGCCAGTGGTGGTTCGAGTTGACGTTGCCCGGCAAGCTGGACAAAGCTGAAGCCGACTGGCACGCAACACAACCGACCGATCCACTCCCTGTGATCGTTCACCACGAAATTGATGATCAGCTTCAAACCGGCGACAGCCGCCTACTGGGCGGCGCCATGAGCAGCTCCGCCCCCTGGTCCAATGGCCTCAAACAAGATCCGCCTCATTGACCTTTTTCGTTACTACAAAGGTCTGCCGCACCAAATGGCTGCAATTACGGAGCTGGAATCCGTAATTGCAAAGGCCAACCTCCATATCTTGGGCCGTGATCAAGGCTGGTTCAAAACTTGGAGCGTCGCCGGTAAACAGACCCAGTTTTCCAACAGCTGGGAAGGCATCATTGAAGCCGCCCGCGTTGCCGGCGCCAAATTCCCCGAGCTTGTAGCGGCCCAGTGGGCACTGGAATCCAACTACGGAAAACTGGTTTCAGGCAGAAACAACTTTTTCGGCCTCAAGGGCGACGGCAGCGACAAAAAAACCCAAGAGTTCATCAATGGCCAGTGGATCACGATCACCGACAGCTTTATCGACTTCCCGGACCTACTGTCCTGTGTCATTTACCTAGTTGACCACTGGTACAAGGACTACAAGAGCTACAAAGGCTGCAACAGCGCCGCTACACGCGAAGAAGCTGCGAAATGGCTGCATAAGGAAGGGTATGCAACAGACCCCAACTATCCCGGCAAGCTGATCCAGCTGATGGAGCAGCACGCCGGCATCAAACCAACTGCCCCACCAAACCAAAAACTTCTCAAGGTCCCCTACGAATACCAGCTTGGATCTGATGACGGTCCTACCGGCTGGCGCCAATGCTTTAGCTCTAGCTGTGCCATGGTGGCCCGCTACTACGGAAAAATCTCAGGCGACTACGAGTACAACAAGATCCGCGCCCGTTTCGGCGACACCACCGACCCGAAAGCACAAATCGCGGCCCTCAAAGCACTGGGACTAACCGCCACCTTCGAGATGGAAGGCACAGTCGAAGACCTAGAAACCGAAATCATCCACGGCCACCCAGTACCCGTCGGCTGGCTCCATCGAGGACCTGTATCGAACCCCAGCGGATCAGGCCACTGGACCGTCGTGGTGGGATATACCCCAACGCACTTCATCCACAACGACCCCTTTGGTGACGCCGATCTGACGAACGGCGGCTACAGCAGCAACAAGGGTGGAGCTGGCATCGCCTACTCCAGAAAGAACTGGCTGCCTCGTTGGCTCATCGAAGGCAACGATACCGGCTGGTTCATGCGAATCCGCAAAAACTAGCCATGCGACCCATCGAACACACCACAGAGTCCAGCTTCCACAAAGCTGCTCAAGACAAGTGGCTCGTTGACCTGTTCAACAAACAGGATTACCGCGCTCTTCTCGAAGCTGCCTTGGTGCTAAACACGCTGCACCAGCTAGAAAAAACAAAAGCGGCCTGGGCTATCCGCGAAGCAGCGGATAACCTGCCCGGACAATTTGGGATGGACCGCGACTCCGCCTAGCTGGCGCTGTACTTCAAGTACAGCCCGCTGTAGGTGTTGTGGAGCGGGTGGTCTTTTTTGTCCCGCCCGTCCCAGAAGTAGAGCTTATCCAAGAGGGCAACGCGGTTCTGGTCAACAATGACCTCACCCCACGACTGGCGTGCCCAGTCAGCGATCTGTTTGTTCACGTTTAGTCTCCACGAGTCTGAGGTTTTGCCGCGCCCGCTCTTTGGGGCCACGAGTCGAGCGCACCAGCCTAGGTTTTTTTGCCGCTGTTGACGGCACCTCCACCTTGCATCCCGGATAGCGATTCTGCGCAAACTCAATCGCCTGCTCGATCGACTCCGCCCGCACCAGATCCCGCATGGCACCTTGACCGGGCAACCAGATTTTTAGCTCGAACAGCATGGTGTTTAAAGCGCAAGTACGTGAACGACCTTCACCGAGTCTTAGCTCCGGATTCAGCTGCTCTTGGAATGGGACTATTTCCATGACTTGGGGTAGGCGGGTTCATCAACGCTAAGCACAGCAGCAGAGCAGTTGCAAGACTGAGCAACAGTTCTCGCCGCAGCGACAGCTCGCTCATAAGTGACCCACGAGGATGCGTCCTCCTTGGATTTGGTGAAACTGATTCCTTTACCTGGCCCATAAACCGCCGTAACCCAGCGATCCTCGACCATGACGACATAGCTCGTCATCTGCCTGTGTGTGACTACTGTGTAAGCCTACAGCACAGACCTAACCTGAGGCGGTATATCACGAAACACAACTGAGTCTCATGCGTCAGTTTCTGACACTTTGCCTTCTTGCTTGGAGCGCATTCTTCCCTCCACCCGCCGTTTCACCGACTCGCGCCACGCAGCTTCATCCGCAGCCTGCGCCGCCTTGTACTCCGACGCCGGCAAAGCTTTCTCCAGCGCGGCATAGACCATATCCCGCAACAACGCCGTCACCTTCTTGCCTTCTGCCCCAGCAAGCTGCTCCGCCAACTTGTACCGATGCGGGTCAAGAAGCAACTGGCAGTAATACTTGTTGCCGTGGTTCAGGGGCATGGCCTGCAGTCTAGTCTGCTACACAATAGCATACTGAGTCACAGTAGTCTCACCAGCGCACATTCTCATCCACCCGCGTTCGCCACGCATTGGCCTGGGCCACCCTCGCCCCACCCCTCTGCTTGGCACAACCCTTCCGTACATCCCGCGCCCACTGCAGGAACGCCGCAGCCCGCTGCAAATCCGCCGTTCGTGCCGCACGAATCTCCCGATTCAACCAATCAAGCACCAATTCCCTCCCCGTGCGGGCGCGACTCATAAGACACACTCTGAGACTCGTATCACCGACTGAGGCTGATGGTGCGGAGAAATCTCCAGTGCCTTCATCCGTGCGGAGAAAGCATCTGGAGCAACAACAAAGAGATCGTGCGTACCGCCGTGGCGCGTGTGCATCCGAACGCGGTACTCGAACTCCTCCTGGATCACTTGGCCTCTTGCCAGCTATCCCCGACCTTAGCTTCGGCCAGCGGCGGAATATCCCCCAACCAACGCGCTTCTGCTTCCTCCATTACCGTCTGCAACTGGAGCGCCCAGACATCCGCATGTTCCTCCTTTACGAGCAGGATGATTTCGTCATGCACCACGCCGGCCAAACGCACCACGTCCTCCCCGTCGGCGTGGAGTAGCGGCCACAATTTGCCGAGCGTAAGTTTGAGCACTGCGGCGCCTGCCCCCTGGATGGGGGTGTTACAGCGCGTTGTGAGTTTGTTGTGCTCACCCGGTAGAAACCGCCGCAAGCCCGATTCGCGTATGCGGATAGATGGATTGTCCTTAGCCGCATCAGCAGCGCGAGCATTTCGCTGCTGCCATTCGGCGATGCCTTTATAAGCAGCGCGAAACTTCCTCCTGACCTCCGCCGCTTCATCAAGATCCATCTGGATTCCCATCGCTGCTGCATAGTTTCTGAGCCCTTTTGCACCGCTTCCATATAACAAACCGAAGTTGGCTGATTTACTAACTTGCCGCTGTTCCTTTGTAACATCGTCCTCACTGACCCCATAAATCTGCGTCGCTGTAATCGTATGCAAGTCCTTCCCCTGCTGGAACACCTCAGTCATTAAAGGATCCTGTGCTTCTGCCGCCGCCAACCTCAACTCCATCTGCCCGTAGTCCGCCACCACAAACTTCCAGCCAGCTGGAACATGTACACAAGCCCGAAAACGTGGATCCCTAGGCACCTGCTGCAGATTCGGCTTCATGCAACTCATACGCCCCGTATCAGCCCCAAGCTGCAAATAACTGGCGCGAATAAACCCATCACTATGCAAATTCTGCAGCAAAGTTTCAGCCATTTGCCGCCGTTTCTCAATCTTTTTCCACCGCAGATAATCAGCAATGACCCTGTGATCTCCGACATATTCCTGCAGCGCCGATTTGCTGGCACTTGGCTTGTCGTTCTTCGTGTCCATCGGCGGCTCACCCAACAACGCCGTGAACTTCTTCAGCAACTGCGCAGGACTATTGAGGTTAAACAC